ATCAATGGTACACAGTAACCTAACCTAAGGGATAGGTATAGAATATGGATTTATTTGGGTTTGAAATAAAACGGAAACAGACGCCACAGAGCGAAAAATCTTTTGTGGCGCCATCCGATGACGGTGCAATAGAGTCGATTCGAGCAGGTGGGTACTACGGTACCTACATGGACGTTGAAGGCATAGCCCAAACAGAAGCGGAATTGATTAAGCGGTATCGCGACATTGCTTTAATGGCAGACGTGGATACAGCAGTTGAAGATATAATCAACGAGTCTGTTGCACAATTGGAGAACGAGTCACCCGTTGAAATTAACCTGGACGAAGTAAGACTTTCAGCCAGTGTTAGGAAAAGTATAGCAAATGAATTCGAGGAAATTAAAAATATCCTGGACTTTAAGGATAGAGCCCAGGATTATTTCCGAAGATGGTATGTTGATGGAAGGATTTATTTCCATAAGGTAATAGATCTTGAACAACCTAAACAAGGGATAAAAGATATTAGATATATTGATCCCAGGAAAATTAGGAAAGTACGTGAAGTCAAGAAGGAAAAGAACCCTACTGGCGTCATGTTTGTTAAAGAGGTTAATGAGTTCTTTATATATAATGATAAGGGCGTAACTCAAAAACCTGGAGCTTATGTAGCACCTGAGAATCAACAAGGGTTGAAAATAACAAAGGATGCTATTACATATGCACCTAGCGGTTTGGTAGATAGCGACAAACAAATACCTTTGTCGTATTTACACAAGGCCATAAGGCCAGCAAACCAACTTCGTATGATGGAGAACGCGGTAGTAATTTATAGAATTACAAGGGCTCCTGAAAGACGAATATTTTATGTAGATGTTGGTAACTTGCCGAAGATGAAGGCAGAACAATATCTAAAAGACATTATGGATCGTTATCGTAATAAGTTAGTTTACGATGCTAATACAGGCGAGATCCGTGATGACAAGAAGTTTATGTCAATGTTGGAAGACTTCTGGTTACCCAGAAGAGAAGGCGGGACAGGAACACAGATTGATACATTGCCAGCAGGCCAAAACCTGGGGCAAATAGAAGACGTAGAATATTTTCAACGTAAACTATATCAATCGTTGAACATTCCTATCTCACGTTTGGAACAACAAGCTGGTATGAACTTTGGGAGAGCAGCTGAGATTAACAGAGATGAAATGAAGTTTACAAAATTCATCATCAAGTTAAGAAGGAAGTTCTCAGTTATGTTAAGCGATCTTTTAAAGACGCAATGTTTACTAAAAGGTGTTCTAACCGAAGAGGATTGGCACCTTATTAAAGACGATATAGATTTTGAGTTTTCTACAGATGCTTACTATACAGAGTCTAAAGAACAAGAGATTTTGAGAAGTAGAGTAGAAGTATTAAACGGATTGGCAGCATATATCGGAACATTTTTTAGTAAGCGTTACATACAAAAGAACGTTTTAATGCTAACAGATGATGAAATTGAAGAAATTGAAACTGAATTATTGAGTGAACCTCAATATCAAAGACAATATCAATGGAGTCCACTGGCAGCAGTTGATCAAGCAGCCCCTAACGGAGCTGGTAATATAGAAGATGAGGTTCCAGGCGAGGGAAACCCCGTAGGACCTAATGGAGGAGCATAAAATGGCAGAAGATTTAGATCAAAGTAAAGAAATTAAAGACATGTTAGACAACATGATAGCTGGTAAAGCATCAGATGTCCAAGATAACTTTAATAACTTAATGCAAGACAGGACAAACCATGCAATGGATGCAGCAAAGGTTGAAACATCAAAGCAAATGTTTCATCCACAAAGTGTAGATCCTAACATGGAACCAATGGGTGAACCGTTAGAGTTAGTGGATATAGATCAAACAACAGGTGTACCTGTTGAAGACGGCGAAACAGATGAGAACGTTTAAGGATTATAGAGCAGGAGTTATTACCGAAGCTCCTACTGATGGTGTTGCTAAAGGCTCACTAGAAGGCGATAAGCACATGTGCGCTAGTAAAATCTTCCACAAAGAGTGGAAAGAAGGCAAAACTATTATAGGTGAACATGCAGAACCAGATGAAAACGGCAACGTTGCCTGGTATAAGGTTATGTTTGAACACGGTATAGAAAGAGTTGAAGTGGATGACGAGAACATAGAAGTTCTTGAAGAGAATAAACACATTAACCATAGTAGTAAAAAGAAATATAACTTACCAACATAGGAAAATTAAATGGCAGTCACAGTAAATAACTTAAAATTAACCCAAGTCCAGGGTGTGGTTAGTGTTAGGGGGACTGCAGCAACAGGTACAATAGCTTTAGCAACAACGTTAAAGAAATCCACCGAGACGCAAAGCTCCCCAGCAGTAAACATTAAGGGACTACATTGGACACTATCAAGCGGAGCTAGCGCCAAGGTGCAAAGAAACTCCGTTGTTCTATATGAACTACATGAAAGCGGATCACAAGATTTTTACGGCTTTTCAGATAATTCAGAAAACGGAAGCGATATAGAAGTCGTAATAGCAGGAGGCTCTGGCGGAACAGTCATAGTTGATTGTGCTAAAGTTTCTGGATATGGTTCACAACAACATCAAAACGCACCATTAGACACAGATGACGCAGGAAATGTGTATGATGGCGGTTCATTAGGATAGAACAATGAGATTAATAAAAGAATTTAACCAAGAGATTAATTATCTCACAGAAGAGACTAAAAATAAAAATAAACCTAACGTGTTTATTGAAGGAGTCTTTTTACAATCAGATTTAAAGAACAAGAACGGCCGTATATATCCAAGAGAGATAATGCAGCGAGAAGTAAATCGTTATGTCAAAGAAAATGTTGACACTAAACGAGCTTATGGGGAATTAGGTCATCCTGAAGGCCCAACGGTTAACTTGGACCGTGTCTCGCACATGATTGTATCACTTAAGGAAGACGGCAACAATTATATCGGTAAGGCGAAGGTTATGGATACGCCTATGGGTAAAATTGTAAAAGAACTCATTAGCGAAGGTGCTCAGCTGGGTGTTTCATCCAGAGGACTGGGCTCTTTAAAAGAGAGAAACGGCATTAACGAAGTACAAGATGACTTTATGCTTGCCACAGCAGCAGATATTGTTGCTGATCCGAGCGCTCCAGACGCTTTTGTTAGCGGTATAATGGAGGGCAAAGAATGGGTTTTTGTTAATGGGAGATGGACAGAACAGGACATTGAAGAGGCTCAGGCTACTATTTCTAGTGCAAATTCAGCACATTTAGAAGAAGAAAAGCTCCAAGTCTTTAACAATTTTCTACAAAAACTGTCCAAAATCTAATAGAAATCTATATAAATATAAATAGTTTATTAGATTATAGTAAAACTAGATAATCCGACTAATAAGGAGAGAAAAATGGGAGTAGAATCCAAAATCAGAGAACTTCTAGAAGGTAAGCTTCAGGACGCTACCGTAGAAGTTATAGATGAGGCAATTGCTGGAGATCAAAACCCACCTATGCAAGGTGGAAGTTCAAGAGCTAACTTGCCAACATCTTCGGCGGACCCACATCGTCCGTTGGACAAAACAGCTGGTGACAAAACTAATCCTTTACAAGGTAATTCCAATCCAAATCCTGAGCAGCAAGACCTTAGCGGTTCTAGCAACCCAGAAGGCGGATTAACAAGCCCAGTAGGTAAAGCAGCTTCTAGTAAAGCTTCAAAAGCACCTGGCCTAGAAGGCGCAGGCGCTGGAAAAGCTCCAAACTACACAGACACTACAGATCCTAAGTCAGTAGTTAACCAACCTAGCTCAGCAGGCAACAGGGGACCTGTTGGCGAGAGCGAAGAAGGTGGCGAAGACGAGGAAACTTTAGAAGAAGTTATTGAAACTGATGATGAAGTAGTAGCAGAAGAAGAAACTGCAGAGGAAGCACCCGCAGAGGAAGAGGAAGAAGAACAAGCTGAAGGCGAAGAAGAAGTAGTCGCAGAAGAAACTGAAGAAGAAGAAGCAGAAACAGAAGAAGAAGCAGAAACTGAAACACTTTTTGAAGAAGACATTGCTAACTTATTTGCCGACGAAGAGCATCTTTCAGAAGAATTCAAAACAAAAGCAGCCTCATTATTTGAGACTGTCGTTGTAGCTCGAGTCAATCAACAAATAGATCTCATTGAGAACGAACTTGTTGAGGAAGCCAATAAGGCTTTTGAAGAAGCTAAAGAAAAGCTAGTAGAAAACATTGACAAATATCTCAGTTATGTAACTGAGCAATGGATGTCAGAGAATGAACTAGCTGTTGAGAATGGTCTTAAGAATGAAATCACAGAGAGCTTTATTAAAGATCTTAGAGAGACATTCCAAAACCATTACATCGATGTTCCTGAAGAAAAATTCGATGTACTTACGTCTCAACAAAAAGAAATAGACGAGTTAAAATCTAAGTTAGACGAAGAGATTAACAAGTCTGTTGAAATCAGCGAAGACAGGGAACAACTACAAAAGGAAAGAGTATTCCGTTCCGTGGTTGACGATCTAGCTGAAACTGAAGTTGAAAAGTTTGCAACTCTAATCGAAGACGTATCTTACGACAACGAAGAGATGTACACTGAAAAACTAAATGTTATCAAGGAAAATTATTTTCCTAAAGCGAAAGCAGATGATAGCGATAAGCTAGAAGATAGCGTTGATCAGGGAGCTTTAACAGACAATACTGTAATGGGCCGATATGTACAAGGTATCACCCAAGCAGCTAAGTTTGATAAGGTTAAAAATTAAATTTTTTATAAATAATTAGGTTATAAATTAAATAACAAACGTAAAACAAGGAGAAACTGATGTATCTTTCAGAAGAACTACAGAAAAAGTGGCAGCCCGTACTTGAGCATCCTGATCTTAATGAGATCAAAGATCCATATAAGCGCGCAGTTACCACAGTAGTCCTTGAAAATCAGGAGAAAGCTCTCCGTGAGGAGAAGGAAGCTCTTTTCGAGGCTACACATGCAAACCAAACAGGTGCAAGCGTTGATAACTATGATCCGATATTAATATCGTTAGTTAGACGTGCTTTGCCTAACCTTATGGCGTATGACGTTTGTGGCGTACAACCTATGTCAGGCCCAACAGGTCTTATCTTCGCAATGAAGTCACACTATACTAGTCAAACTGGTACAGAGGCTTTATTTAACGAAGCAGATACAGACTTTTCGGGTGCAGGAACACACGCTGGAGCTAATCCAGTAGACGGTTCTTACACAACTGGCACAGGCGTATCTACAAGCACTGCAGAAGGCTTCGGAGACTCAACTACCCTACAAGAAATGGCATTCTCAATCGAGAAGACAACTGTTACTGCTAAGTCAAGAGCACTTAAAGCAGAATACACAGTTGAACTTGCACAAGATTTGAAAGCTGTTCACGGGTTGGATGCAGAATCCGAGCTAAGTAATATCCTTTCACAGGAAATACTTGCAGAAATTAACCGTGAGGTTATCAGAACTATTTACAAAGTAGCAAAAACAGGCTCAGCCTCAACTGCTACTGCTGGAACATTTGACTTAGATGTTGACAGTAACGGTAGGTGGTCTGTAGAAAGATTTAAAGGTCTATTGTTTAACATTGAACGAGATGCTAACGTAATTGCACAAGACACACGTAGAGGAAAAGGTAACTTTATTATCTGTTCTTCAGACGTAGCTAGTGCTCTTGCAATGGCAGGCGTTTTAGACTATGCTCCAGCATTATCAACTAATTTAAATGTTGATGACACAGGTAATACATTTGCCGGAGTTCTAAACGGTCGTTACAGAGTTTACATTGACCCTTATTCAGCAAACACAGGAGCTGCTAGTCAGTTCTATGTTTGTGGTTATAAAGGCACTAGTCCTTATGACGCCGGTCTTTTCTACTGTCCATACGTCCCACTACAAATGGTAAGGGCTATTGACCCAAGCACATTCCAACCTAAGATTGGTTTCAAAACTAGGTATGGCATGATTGCTAACCCGTTTGTAATGCAGGCTAACGGAACTACAGATGCTGACACATTTACAGCAGATCGTAACCAGTATTATAGATCAGTAAAAGTTACAAACTTAATGTAATTTTTATTAAGTTCACACTTAAAATACCCGCCGGTCGGCGGGTATTTTTTTATCTGCTTGCGCTATTTTTGATTAACGAATTCGTTAAATTGTTTAGCTACGGCAATAACATCTTGAGCTGTTATAGGTGCCAAAGCTTCTTGTGGATATTCAGGCCACGCAACATCTTTATTGTCTTGTGCTCTGCATACTTGATTGTGATACCAATCCATTTTACTTGAACGGTTATCCTGTAGGATACCTTGGGCTTGGTTTAGTAGGTCGGCTCTGATTTCGAACCCTGATTTATTATCTGACATAATTTTCTCCTGTGTGTATGTGTCAATTGCAGTAGGCATCCTGTTATGATGCTCGGAAATATTGTGGTAACTTTAGCAATGTCACCCCCTACTGTAATATTATTTATACAAATGGTATTCAACCTTCTTTACTTATGGTTACAAAGAAAGTATTATAAATACTATTGAATAACGGAGGCCGTATGGCGTATAGTAAAGAGGTAGTAGAAAGATTTGAATCAGTATTAAAAAATCCAGAGAAACACGCAGTAGGCAGATTTGATCCTAATGATCCAGATGTTGCCACTGGAATGACAGGAGCACCAGCATGTGGAGACGTCATGAAGTTAGATCTCAAATTAGATCCGGAGACGGATACAATTTTAGATGTAAAATTTAAGACTTATGGTTGTGGCTCAGCAATAGCAAGCTCAACAATGTTTGTAGACATGCTTAAGGGTAGAACTATTGATGAAGCTAAGCTTATTAAAGATAGAGACATAGCTAAAGCACTTGATTTACCACCTATTAAGTTACATTGTTCTGTATTAGCAGAAGCTAGTATAAACCAGGCAATAACTAATTGGGAAGAGAAGAAACATAGAAAACACAACGGAGGACCCGATTGAATATAGATTTCACTGATGATGCAATGATAAAGGCGATAGAGAAAGTGGAAAGAAATAAAAGAGCAGGCATACGCTTTGCCTTAATGGGTGGTGGTTGTGCAGGATTTCAATATGAATTTGATTATGCGGACGAGCCACAAAAAGGAGACGTTGAAATTGATTATGGTAAATTCAAGATGTGGATATGTCCTATGTCAGAAATGTATTTAGATGGAACAATTATTAGTTGGAAGAAAGAAGGATTAAATGAAGGTTTTGAATTTCATAATCCAATGGAACAAGCTTCTTGTGGTTGTGGTGTATCAGTAGGATTTTAAATGGCAAAGATTTGGAGATCAACATTAAGTAGACTAAATGTACATAAAAGAAAGTCTTCGTCAATAGGACAAGGCGGAAGAGGTAGAAAAATAAAAATATCAACTTCAACGATGAATAAGCATAAGAAAAGAAGTCATAAGAAATACAGAGGACAAGGTAGATGACAACAACGAACATAACAAACGTAACAGAGGCAAGCTGGGATAGTAGAAACCCTAATGAACTAGACTATTTACGTCCTAATGCTTTTAAATTTCAAGTTCATAACATTCCTAACGTATCTTACTTCTGTCAAGCAGCAAACATTCCAGAAATGAACCTACCACCTGCAGTATTACCGACACCACTTGTTGATATACCTTATGCAGGAGAGAAATTAGATTTTGGTGTATTAATGATACGTTTCTTGATACAAGAGGACATGAAAAATTATAAAGAGTTATATGATTGGATGATTGGATTAGGATTTCCAGAAGATCATGAGCAGCATACAAAGTTTGAAGAGTCTCAAAGTTATAGATTTCCAGATGTTGAAAAGAAACCATTCATGTCTTCAGATGCTACCTTATTTCTATTAGATTCAAATAACAATCCAATTACTAATATTATATTCAGAGATGCTTTTCCTGTTAGTTTACAGGGATTAGATTTTGAAATATCTACCGGGAACACAGACTATATGGTTGGTG